GAAATACCGGAAGAGAAAAAATAAATGGCAGCTATAGCTAACCTTACAATCGACCAAGGAACATCATTTACCTCAGATGTGACCGTCAAAGACTCAAACAATAATCCGTTTGACTTGACAGGTTATACTGCTGAAGCTAAAATGTCTAAAGGATATTCTTCTACACGAACAAGAACAGCAATAACCACAACGGTGGCCGCTGATGCCACAACTGGTGTTGTCACACTATCATTAACATCTACCGTTTCAGCAGGCCTGGACGCAGAGAGATATGTGTATGACTTAGAGATTAAACAGACCTCTAGTGGTAATGTTACAAGAGTTATTGAAGGTATTATTACAGTTAGACCACAAGTATCTATTTAATTCAACTCCTTTTCATTATAAATATACATACGGAGAGAAATTATGCCTGATATCACAGCTAAGATTAATGTAAATACATCACAAGGACCCCAACAGGTTTCGGTATCCTTACCATCAGCTCAAGCGGCACAAAATAGTTCTCTTCAATTAAAATTATTAGGAGATGTGGACACCACTTCGTTAGAAGATGGAGCAATATTACAATATAGGTCAAGTGACGCTAAGTTTGTTGCAAGAACAGAGATTGTTACAACAACAGGAACTTTGACCTTAAACGCAGGAGCATTTTAGGAGTTATAGATGGCAACAGTAATTCAGATAAAAAGAAGTTCAGGTACTACCGCCCCAAGTACGCTGAAGTTAGGTGAATTAGGTTATACTTATGGAACAGGAACACAAGGTAATTTAGGAGATAGATTATTTGTGGGAGAAGGTGGCGTTGACGGTTCAGGTGACGCTAATAATATTTCGGTAATTGGCGGTCAGTATTTTACTGACATGTTAGACCATGCTGCCGGTACACTTACAGCAAATTCAAGTTTAATCGTAGATTCAAATAATGCTATAGACTCACTAATCGTAGGTAATGACGCAGCTGCCGGTGGTACTATTAAAATTAATGAGGGTACTAACAACGGTACAAACTTTATAGGTTTAAAAGCTGCAAATAGTTTATCAGGCTCAACTACATTTACATTACCAGGTGGTGATGGTTCAGCAGGACAATTTATTAAAACAGATGGTAGTGGTAACTTAGCTTTCTCAACTGTTAATCAGTTTATTGATTTAGCAGGTGACTCAGGAACAGATACATACAATACCTCAGAAACACTTACCTTTGCAGGTACAGGTGGTTTAGTTCAGACTGTAACAGACAACACAGTAACAGTTACAGCAACAGCATTAACAAATGCCAACTTAGATGGTTCTGCTGGAATTACAAATGCTAACTTAGCAAATCCTACAACTACATTAGGTTCATCTACATTAACTTTAGGTGCGACTACAACTGATATTGCAGGATTAACTTCACTTGTAATTGACAGTATCACAATTAACGGTGCAACAGTTTCAACAACTGCTTCTAATACTGATATTGTTTTGTCTCCTCACGGAACAGGAACAGTTACAGTACCAAGTGGTTACGAAGACAGAGCAAAATTTACAACTAACTCATTAGCAAACAAAGCATATGTTGACCAAGTTGCACAAGGACTAGACGCAAAACCATCAACAAGAGTTGCTACTACAGCAAACTTATCAGCAACTTATTCAAATGGTACTGCTGGTGTTGGTGCAACATTAACAAACTCAGGTTCACAAGCTGCTTTCGCAGTTGACGGTGTTACGCCAAGTCAAAACAATAGAGTTTTAGTTAAAGACCAAACAGCAGCTGCTCAAAACGGTATCTATGTTTTAACAACTGTAGGTTCAGGTTCAACAAATTGGGTTTTAACAAGAGCAACTCCCGAAGACCAACCAGCAGAATTAAGTGGTGGTTCTTTTGTATTCGTAACAGACGGTACGACAAACGGAGATAACGGTTATGTATTTACACACACAGGTGCTCCTACTTTTGGTACAACTGCTTTAGATGTAACACAATTCTCTGGTGCAGGTCAGATTAATGCTGGTGCAGCTTTAAGTAAATCAGGTAACCAAATGGATGTCGAAGTAGACGGTTCATCTATTGAAGTTAACTCAGACGCATTAAGAGTTAAAGCATTAGGTATTACAAATGCTATGTTAGCAGGTAGTATTGACGGTGCTAAGATTGAAAACTTTGCATTTACAGACGAAAGTTCTACACAAGGTGCCGTTCAAATCGGTAACCCTATGGAGTTTTTAGCAGGCGAAGGTATTAATACAGTCGCTTCGGGAAATAAATTAACTATTGTAGGTGAATTAGCAAGTACATCAAACATTGGTGTTGCTTCATTTACCAATTCTAATTTTACAGTTACATCTGGTGATGTGGCTATTACTACAGTTGACGGAGGTTCATTCTAATGAAACTATGGAATAAATTTATTGATTTTTGGATTGCAGGTATGCCTGGATTTGAAAAAAAAGTTAAAGCAGATAAACTAAACACAGACTTAAAACATCTAAAAACAAAAACAAAAACAGAACTAGAAAAACTTGGAAGAAAAATTGGTGTTGAGTTAGATAAAAGACTTACAAAAGATAAACTTATTAAACAGATTAGAAAACATAATAAATAATGGCAACGGTAATAAAACCTAAAAGAAGTGAAACAGCGCTTTCTATACCATCAGCAGGAGCTTTATCTGTTGGTGAGTTAGCAATGAATATCACAGATGGTAAGTTTTATACTAAAACATCTGGTAATGTTGTTAAAGAAGTTGGCGGTTCAGGTGCAGTTACACTACAAGATGTCGTAACTAACGGTGCTAGTTCAAATGTAGACATTCTTTTAGATGGTTCAAATTTAGTCTTTGAAGGTTACTTAGCAAACGCATACGAAACAACTTTAACGGCCACAGAGCCAACAGCAGATAGAACGATTACTTTACCTAATGTTACTGGTACTGTAATTACAACAGGAAATTTAACAGTAGATGGCACAACGACAGGTGATATACTTGTTGGTGAGGGTGATTCCCTTGCATATGCTATCGTATTTGGAAGTTAGAAAATATGGCAAGTGCATTTAAAAACGCAGGTATGACAGTTATAACGGCTGACACAAGTAGTGCTAATTTATATACAGCACCATCTGGTGGTACGGCAGTTATACACGCATTATATATTTCAAACAAAAGTGTTACAAACTATGGAAATGTTGATGTTAAAATTACTACAGACGGTGGTTCTACATTCTATCATATTGCAAAGTCTGTACAAATTGAACCAGAAAACACTTTAATACTTGATAAACCTGTCAATTTAGAAGCTAATGATATATTGAGAATTGTTGGAGAATTAAACTCTGATTCGTCTACACCTGAGATGGAAGCGACAGCAGCTATTTTAGAAGTTACATAATAAAGTATTATAAATAGTATTATAAATAGAATTAAGGAATAAGTTAATGGCATATTTAGTAGATAAGAAATCAGATACAGGTATTTTTAGTAGTGCTCAATCTGCTTTTCATGGTCTTAAAGTAGAAAGACGAACATTTGCTAATGATGGTCAAGCTGACGAAGGCGTATTAGTTTATACCAAGGCATTTATGTCGGACCCAAATGTTGCAATTAGTTTAGCAGACTATGGTACTCCGTACAATGGTGTTGATGACGCTAATAGTGGTGACGCAAACCAATATAATAGAACATTGATATCAAACCAAGGAACAGAATTAAGTGATGGTAGAACACCAGGCTCAAGGTCGTATGACGGTGTTCGTTTTGACAATAGTAAATTGACCTATTATATGAACTCAGACGGATTTCTAGTTGCTAGATATTTTGCAGATTTCACATATAATACAGGTTCAGCAGGAAACACAAGGAACTATACAACATAGGAAAATTAAATGGCAGATTTCGTATTAGGTAGAATTAAATTTGTATGGAAAGGCGCATGGGCAGGTTCGACTGCTTATATCGCAGATGATGTCGTAAGATATGGTGGTAATGCTTTTATAGCACTAGCAAACCATACTTCTTCAGCAGCTTTTGAAACAGATTTAGCAGCCAACCCTACAAAATGGCAAAAAATGGTTGGTGGTGTCGAATACAAATCTGACCACGCAAACTCAACTTATTACAAAGTAGACGATATTGTTAAGTATGGT